TCTCGCGAGCGTTATTCTTTTGGCTGGTCAGATCCATTGGGTATGTTCGGCTCTGCTGGTGCTTAATCAGCGGCAAAGAAAAAGGGGGCTTCGGCTCCCTTTTTTGTTGCATTAGATTTATCGTAGTGGTATAAACACATTAGCCCGGGGAATCCGGTGCATCATACTGACCCGGCAGACGACATACCGATTGATGCGCTGATCTTGTATGTAAGGACAATTTATCATGGCAGTTTCAACTACCCAAAGTATCTGGCGTTCTGGCGGCGGCGACCAAACTCGCACGGCCTACTGTGGTTCTGGCTTAATGGCCGCCCAGTTCTATATCTCTGGCGCAGATGCAGCTGGTACAGCAGTATCAGTTTCTTCCACAAATTCAGCTGACGTTATCTTGCCAGCTGGTGCAGTTGTTGTTGAGATCCAAGCGATCTGCGCGGCTACTGGCGGCACTACTCCTACCTTTGACATGGGTTTCACTTTGTACGGTACTTCTACCGCTACAAACACTGGCTTAGTGTCTGCGGCTGTGGCCACAACTGGCAAGTTGGCAATCAATTTGGCTTCAGCTACTGCTGGCGCTAACATGGGCACCACAATGTCTACAACCAAGCTAGTGACTATCACTGGTGGCGGCACATCTGGTGATGCTCCTACTGGCGGTTCTATCTCTGGTACGATTTTGTACTTCGTTGTTGATCCATTGCTTGGCCAACAAAACGTCTAATTGATCTAGGGGGCTTCGTGCCCCCGTTTTAAAGGAGATTAATTATGATGCAAACAGACGTTAAATCAGGCGCTGCTGCGGCTGGTGCAACAACCACTATCTTTGGTGGCCCAGCTCGTATTAAGGGTTTGACTATTAGCTACGCTTCTGGTGGTACTGTCGTTTTAAACGATGGCACTGGTGGTACTGCTAAGTTTTCCTTTACTGCACCAGCGGCGGCAGGATCCATTAACGTGGTAATCCCAGGTGAAGGTATTAAGTGCAACACAAACATTTCTGCTGTTTGTGCCGCTTCTACTACAGCAGTGGTGTTCTATGGCTGAAGCAAAACAAGCAGTTCTGGCTGGGCGTAAGCTATTCATAGCAATCCCAGCATATGACGGCAAGATCAATATCAAGACTGCGTACAACCTTGCGGCGTTAATGCCCAAAGCTATGCAACTTGGTGTTGCCGTTAATATGGGCGATGTGTCTGGGTGCTCAATTATCACTATGGCTAGAAACCAATTAGTGCATGAGTTTCTTAAGTCAGATTGCACAGAGCTGTTGTTTGTTGACTCTGATGTGATTGCCACACCAGAAGACATCCTTAGATTGATGGCCCAGAGCCACGGCAAAGACATTACGGCTGGCGCCTACCCCCGTAGAGCCAAAGACCGTTACTTCTTTGCTGATCTCTATTTTGATGACAACCAAGAACTAGAGTTTGATGGTTCAATGATGCGCGTAGAGCGTGTTGGTACTGGGTTCATGTTGATCCAGCGCCATGTCCTAGAGGATATGGTTAAAGCTCATCCAGAATGGTCTTATGATTTTAAGGGCGAGCAAATTACCGCGCTATTTGACTTTGACATCAAGCATGGAAAGTATGTAGGCGAAGACTATTTGTTTTGTGACCGAGCTCGTGAGCACGGATATAAGATTTACATCGATGTGGACATTAGTTTGCCGCACGTTGGAACAGATACGTTTGAGAATAACTTCCGAGAAGAGGTAGTTATTCCTCTGTTGGAACTTGTTCGTAAAAACAAACTGAAAGTCGCAAATGGCTAAGAGTCCAGCATGGCAGAGAAAAGAAGGAAAGAGCCCGACTGGTGGATTGAATGCCAAGGGTCGCGCCTCCGCGAAAAAGCAAGGCATGAACTTGAAGCCTCCCCAGCCAGAAGGCGGCTCCCGCAAAGACTCATTCTGTGCGAGGATGGAAGGGATGAAGAAGAAATTGACCAGCGACAAGACGGCCAAAGATCCAGACTCACGGATCAATAAAGCATTGAGGAAGTGGAAATGCTAGATCTGAGTGTTGTTTGGTCGGCCATATTAACACTGTTAATATCGATTCTTGGCTATGTCATGAATGAGAAGTTCAGGGAACTGGCTCGCATTAGCATATTGCTCAACAAAACCCGTGAGGAGGTTGCCCGTGATAACGTTACTCAAGCAGAAGTTGACCGCATTACAAGTCACATTGACCAACGCTTTAACAAGCTTGAAGAGAAGATTGACCAGCTTATTCGGCAGGGGCGATAATGCCAAGCAAGAGTAAAGCTCAACATAATTTCATGGCCGCGATTGCACATTCGCCATCGTTCGCTAAGAAAGCTGGAGTGCCCATGTCTGTGGGTAAAGAGTTTGTAAGTGCCGATAAAGGCAAGAAATTTTCTAAAGGTGGCGATATGAAAAAATGTTACGCAGATGGTGGTATGACCATGGTTAACAAGAATGGCAAGATGGTTCCTGACTTTGCCGCTGACGGCAAGGGCAAGATGGCCAAAGGTGGCATGGCTCATGCAGATGTCAAGATGGATAAAGCCATGATGCAGAAGGCTGTTAACAAACACGAAGGCCGTTTGCACAAGGGTGAGCCAATGACTAAGTTGGCCAAAGGCGGTACAGCTTCTAGCCGTGCTGATGGTTGCGCTACTAAAGGCAAGACCAAGGGCACCATGGTTAAGATGGCCGGTGGCGGTTACTGCTAAGGAGCTGATATGCCTGAAGTCCCATACACATACAAAGGCTCTACTGACATGGAGCTGGAAATTGAAGATCGTATGCGCGATCAAGCCGGTGCTGGCCGTGGCCGTCAAGGCGGTCCTACAGCTAAAGAACTGGCTGACTATGAGCGTAAACAAAACGCTGGCATCTATACAGCTGAGATGGGTAAGCCCCCTCAAGATGTAGATGGCGGTTCAGCTGCTCCCAAAAAGAAGGTTGTCAAGAAAGCCGGTGGCGGCATGACTGCTTCTAAACGTGGTGATGGTATTGCTCAGCGTGGTAAAACGCGCGGAAAGATGTGCTAAATCATGATGGGAAGCCGTGGAATGGGAGCCATCCGTGCTACAAAGATGCCAAAGGGTGTCCGTAAAGCACGGCGTGATGACACTGACTTTACTGAGTACGCTGAAGGCGGTCCTGTTGGTTTGTATGCCAACATTAACGCCAAGAGAAAGCGTATAGCGGCTGGATCTAAAGAGAAGATGCGTAAGCCTGGCTCTAAGGGTGCACCTACAGAACAAGCGTTTATTAACTCTGCAAAGACGGCTAAAAAATGACCACAACAGGAACCAGCTCCTTCAATTTAGAGTTCACTGAGCTTGCTGAAGAAGCGTGGGAGAGGGCTGGCCGTGAGATGCGTACTGGTTATGACCTACGCACAGCTCGCCGCTCTCTCAACCTGATGACCATTGAATGGGCTAATCGCGGTATCAATATGTGGACGATTGAGACAGGGACTATTACTCTGACTCCGGGATTGGCCACATATGCCCTGCCTACAGATACGATTGACTTGCTGGATCATGTGATCAGAACACAAGCCAACAACGCATCTACCCAAGCCGACCTAAGTATTACGCGAATCAGCGTTTCTACTTATGCCACGATTCCTAACAAGTTGGTTCAAGGTAGGCCAATCCAAGTCTGGATTCAACGCCTTTCTGGTGAGACTAATCCTACTGCCGCTGTACTTGATGGCGCTATTACATCAACAGATACAACGATTGTCTTAAGCACTGTTGACGGTCTTGCTGGTTCTGGTTTTATTCGTCTTGGCACAGAAGATATTTACTACACCTACATCTCAGGCAATACGCTCGGCGGTGTATTCCGTGGCCAGAACAACACAACTGCGGCGGCTCAAGCTGATGGAACTGCTGTGTTTGTGCCCCAGCTTCCTGCCGTGACTGTATGGCCTACTCCTGATAACTCACAGCAATACCAGTTTGTGTACTACAGAATGCGCCGCATCCAAGACGCTGGCGCTGGTATACAGACGTCCGATATGAATTTCCGTTTCCTGCCTTGTGTAGTAGCTGGACTAGCCTATTACATAGCCATGAAAGTGCCTGAGTTACAAGGCCGCTTAGATATGCTTAAAGCTGTTTATGAAGAGCAGTATGCACTAGCGGCACAGGAAGACCGAGAGAAGGCTACATTGAGGTTGGTGCCCCGTATAGCCTTCATTGGTGGGGGTTCTACTTAAATGACTACGCCATTTGCATCCGGTAAATATGCAATTGCCGAATGTGATCGGTGTGGGCAGCGCTATAAGTTAAAACAGCTTCGCATGGAGGTCATCAAGACCAAGCTGTATCAACTTAAAGTGTGTGAAGATTGTTGGGATCCAGACCAGCCGCAGTTACAGCTGGGTATGTATCCTGTTAATGATCCGCAGGCTTTGTATCAACCAAGGCCTGATACAACGTATGTGACAGCCGGTTTGAATGCGAGTGGCAATTTAACGGGTGGTTCGCGGGACATTCAGTGGGGTTGGTATCCAGTAGGTGGTTCGAGTGAATATGACGCATATCTCACACCAAACTACTTGGTTGGAACGGCAATTGTTGGTACAGTTACGATAACAGTTTCATAGGAGCTAAACATGGCATATACACGATCAGCAGACGGAATCGCTAAAAAGGGCAAGACCGAAGGCAAAAACTTGGGCGATAGCGGTCCAAAGGCTAAAATTCAAATGGGCGGCAAGAAGACAGCCGGCGTGACTGGTGAGGCTATGCGTAAAGTAGGCCGCAACATGGCTCGCGCAAACAACCAAATGCGAGGTTAATATGGCCAATTACAGCAAGAAAATGATGGGCAAAGAAGTTGGCGATGCCAAAGTCTATGCTCCTCCTCACACTATGACTGGTGCCAAAGTATCTGCCAAAGAGAATCCTGGCTCTGGTCCTAACATGAGCCGTGCTGATACAGTTAATGCAACCATTGGTAACATTAACAAGTCTTCTGGTGGTAGCCCTAAGACTTCTGGTATCAAGATTCGCGGTACTGGTGCGGCTACTAAAGGCGTGATGGCCAGAGGCCCAATGGCATGAACTACACCCAGCTTGTCACTGAGGTAAGCAATTATTGCGAGAACTCATTCCCAACTGACGACATGAACACGTTCATCCGTCAAGCAGAGCAGCGCATCTATAACACTGCCCAGCCTGCTAACTTGCGGAAGAACGTGACGGGCTTTTTGACAACCGGCAATAAGTACCTGCAGTGCCCATCTGACTTCCTGTCTGTATATAGCCTTGCTCTATATCCGTACAACACCACAACAGCGACCGGAACAGCTGGTCAAAAGACGATTGTGGTTGTGAGTGCGACTGGTATTGCAGTAGGACAGCAAGTAACTGGTACTGGAATTGGTACTAATGCCTTGGTCAGAAGCATTGCTGGAACAACAATTACCTTAACAGTGGCTAATAGCGGTACTGTTTCTGGTTCTGTGGTGTTCCAAGGTGACTACTTGTATTTGCTTAATAAGGACGTCAACTTCATGCGTGAAGCGTATCCTTTGACAGCTCAAGTGAGTGAGCCGCGCCACTATGCAATCTTTGGCCCACGTTCAGACGATGTTAACGAGCTGACATTCATAGTTGGCCCAACACCGAGTGCGGCCTATAACGCTGAACTGCATTACTACTACTACCCAGAGTCTATTGTGACGGCCAATACTACTTGGCTTGGCGATAACTTTGATTCTGTATTGTTGTACGGCACGATCTGTGAAGCACTTATGTACATGAAGGGCGAAGCAGATATGGTCAATCTTGCTAACCAGCGTTATGGTCAAGCGATTGCTCTGTATAAAAACTTGGCAGACGGCAAACAACGTGCTGATGCTTATCGTGATGGTCAGGTTAGGATCTCCGTATCATGAGTATTGTCCAAACCCAGACTACAAGTTTCAAAGCCCAGCTGTATCAGGGCGTTCATGATCTGACGACTGACGTTATCAAGATTGCTTTGTATACGGCCAGTGCTGATTTGAATGAGGCAACCACAGTTTATTCATCAACGAATGAGGTTGTGGCTACTGGATATACAGCTGGTGGAAGCATATTAACGCCGGTGACTGTTAACTCATCTGGGTTTACGGCTTATGTAGGCTTTCCAAATGTGTCTTGGACAGCGGCATTAACGGCCAGATGTGCTTTGATTTACAACGTAACTCAGGGTAACAAGTCTATTGCTGTGTTGGACTTTGGTTCTGACAAGACATCGACTACAACTTTTACAATCACAATGCCAGCAAACACAGCATCAGCGGCATTAATTCGTTCTTCTAATTAAGGAGTCAATATGACCACGGAAAAACTCAAAGTAACCGATCACATTTCTAGCGGTTTTATTGCCGGTACTAAATCGGGCGAAGAAGCCAGTGCTACAGGCGTTTACCACATTGAGTGCCACGATAAAGATGGCAACTTGAAGTGGTCTGCTGATTCCAAGAACTTGGTTGTTAACGCTGGTTTGGCTTACATGGCCGGTACTGCTTTGACTTCTGTTGCCCAGATTACCACTTGGTACATCGGTCTGTATGGTTCTGGCGCGTCCAATACACCAGCAGCTGGCGATACGATGTCTTCACACGCTGGCTGGACTGAGGTTGTTCCTTACAGCAACGCAACCCGTGTTGCCGCTACATTTGTAACAGCAACGACTGCGAACCCTTCTGTGGTGACTAATGCAGCTTCTCCAGCTACTTTTAACATCAACGCGACTTCTACTGTTGGTGGTGCGTTCCTGACAAGCGGTAGCGCTAAGAGTGGCACGACTGGCACATTGTTCTCAGCGGCTGACTTTAGCTCTCCTGGTGATCGTTCAGTTGTGTCTGGCGACATCATTTCTGTAACGTATACATTCAGCCTCGCTGCTTGAGGTCTAAATGGCTGAAGGCGGCTGGGGTTCTGGCACATGGGGTCAGGCTGGCTGGGGTGATTCAGTCTATGACCGGAGTGTCGATGAAACTGCGACAGGGACAGATGCCGCCTCTTCAGTTGTTAGTGTAGTTTCCGCTATTGATGAGACAGCTACAGGATCAGATGCAATTAGCTCGCTGGTGACGATTGGGGCATCGGTATCTGAGACAAGTACAGGGTCAGATGAAGTCAGCGCTTTGGCCACATTTGGATCTGCTGTCAGTGAGTCAAGTACGGGATCGGATGATATTGGTGCTATCCCAACATATGGGGTGTCGGTTTCTGAAACGGCTACTGGGTCTGATGTGGATGCGGCGTTTGCCAACTTCTTGGGTCAGATTCTTGAGACAGCAACGGGTACAGATGCAACTGCATCAGCTTTCACGTTCTTGGCGTATATTGTTGAGAGTGCGACTGGATCTGATGCGGTATCGAGCAATTTTGCTGTTAATGCATCGGTCAGTGAGTCGGCCAGTGGAAGTGATGTGGTTAGTTCTATCCCTACATACGGGGCGACAATCAATGAGACTGCGACTGCTACAGATGTAGATGCGGCGGTGGCTTCGTTTCAATCGTCTATCGTTGAGCTGGCAACAATATCGGATTTATTGATGGGGCGGCCTTTGTGGGAAATTATTGATGACACGCAGACCGCAAACTGGCAAAATATTAACAACGTGCAGTCTTCGGGCTGGGCACAGATTGACAACACTCAAAGCGCTGGGTGGAATCAAATCGACACAAATTAGGAGCATTGAATGACTACAGCATATACATCACTCTTGGGTCTGGCACTTCCAGTCACAGGCGAATTGAGCGGCACTTGGGGTGACACTGTAAACAACAGCATTACATCTCTTCTCGACACCTCTGTTGCGGGTACAACCAACGTCAGCACTGACGGCGATGTCACACTGACCACAACCACAGGCGCTGCGAATACGGCTCGTCAAGCCATCCTCTTGTTCTCAGGTGCGCGTACGGCATTGCGTACGGTTACAGCACCAGCCCAGTCAAAGATTTATACGGTTATCAACGCCACCACGGGCGGCTACTCTGTTAAGTTGGTTGGCACTGGCCCAACAACTGGTGTGACTATTGTTGCCGGTGAGTCTGCTGTATGTGCATGGAATGGCTCTGACTTTATCAAGATCAGCAATACTGCTGGTGCGGGTGTGTTCTCTTCTATTACCAACACTGGCCTTACATCTGGCCGTGTGGTGTACTCCACTACTGGTGGTTTAGAAACCGACTCTGCAAACCTGTTGTACTCTGGTACTGACCTGACTGTTTATGGCCTGACTGTTGGTCGTGGTGCAGGTGCTGTGTCTACCAATACTGCGGTGGGTGCTAGTGCTTTGGCAAGTAATAGTACAGGTTCAAATGCGACCGCCGTTGGTTCTGGAGCACTGGCATCAGGCACGGGCGCTGGTTCTGTTACAGCCGTTGGGTATCGGGCGCTTTACAGCACTACTACTGGTGGTGACAACGATGCATTTGGCTCATCAGCCTTGTACTCATTAACTACTGGTAATTTAAATGTTGCGTTGGGTGAAAACGCTTTGTATTCATCTACCACTGCAACAAACAATTTGGCGGCTGGTACGAATTCAATGTACGCCAATACAATCGGTTCGTACAATGTAGCCCTTGGTAAAGACGCACTTCGCTCAAACACCACAGCATCTAACAATACTGCGGTGGGGTATCAAGCGGCTTACAACAATACAACGGGAAACATTGCTGCATTTGGCTATCAGGCTGGTTACTTTAATACGACAGGTACTAATAACACTGCTATTGGTTTGCAGGCTCTTTACTCAAATACTACTGGTGGAAGTTCTACTGCGGTTGGTTACTTGGCATTGGCCAATGCAACAGGTGTTTACAACACTGCGCTTGGTGAATTTGCTGGTCGTGGAACTTCTGGTTCTTTTACTGGCTCTGGCAACTTATCTGTTGGGCCGGGTACTGGGGCCTCCTTAACAACAGGTAACAACAATACTTTTGTTGGTGGTGTGAACTCTAACAATTATGTAAATGCGGGTGCGTTAACAACTACTGGCGCATTTAATACATTTGTTGGCGGTAGTTCTGGGGGTGTAAATACCACAGGTTCAAACAATGTGGCATTAGGATGGCAAGCACTTGTTTCCAACACCACAGCAGACAACAACACCGCTGTAGGCTATCAAGCGGCTTATGCAAATACGACAGGCACAGAAAATGTTGCGGTTGGTCGTTTAGCAATGTATTCCAACACTACAGGTCTTGTTAATACTGCTGTAGGTTCTGGAGCCATGTACGCTAACACAACAGGCGGTGCAAACGTAGCAGTTGGAGCAAGCGCCCTCGCCGCAAACACCACAGCCTCTAACAGTACCGCAGTTGGCTATCAATCGGGTTATGCCAGCACTGGAATAGACAATTCTTTCTTAGGTTGGAAAGCTGGTTTTAACAATACCACTGGTGCTTACAACACCGCGCTTGGCTCATCTACTTTATTTTCAAATACTTCAGCATCTAACAATACTGCAACGGGCTTCCAAGCCGCTTACGCAAACACTACTGGCGCACAAATTACTGCAACAGGTGCATACGCTTTAAGTTTAAATACTACTGGTACTAACAATACAGCGATGGGTGTTTCTGCCCTCTACAACAACACTACAGCATCAAGCAACACCGCTGTAGGTTATCAAGCTGCGTACTCTAGCGCCACCACAGCCCAAATGACCGCTATTGGCTTTCAGGCGCTTTATACAGGTGCTTATGCTAGTACTGCTGTTGGTTATCAAGCAGGTTACGCAAACGCTTCCAACTTTAACACCTACCTTGGTTATTTGGCTGGAACCAGTGACGTAAGTGGTGGTGCGGCGTTCAACGTATTTGTTGGTGCTGAGGCTGGTCAATACTACGGCGCAGCGGCAAACAACAACAACACGGCTGTCGGTGGCGGCGCCATGAAAGGTTCTACAACTGTTGCTAACAATACTGGAGCTAATAATGCGGCCTTTGGTTCGCAAGCATTAAGAGGATTGACTAGCGGTGGTAGCAATGTTGCCGTTGGTGCAAGCGCCCTTTACAGCAACACTACAGCATCAAGCAACACTGCTGTCGGTTATCAAGCGGCTTACAGCAATACGACTGGTATTGAAATAACTGCTTTGGGTTATCAGGCGCTCTACTCTAGCAGTGGAAGTTACAACACTGGTGTGGGCTATCGTGCGCTTTACAGCAATACAAGTGGTGTTGAAAATACTGCGGTGGGAGATTCTGCGGCTCAAAACACGACTACTGGGTATAACAACACAGTACTTGGTTCAATTGCGCTTATTGCTAACACGACTGGAAATGACAATACGTCTGTTGGCAAATCTTCAATGCGGTTTAACACCACGGGAGCGGCTAACACATCCGTTGGCAGTTTTGCTCTTACTAACAACACCACAGCATCTAATAACACCGCTGTAGGTTATCAGGCTGGATATAGCGCTACAACTGGGGGTACTAATACATTTGTTGGGGCATACGCTGGCTTTAGTGTAAATACTGGCCTTTATAACCAAGCATTTGGTAATAATTCCCTGCTTAACGCTACTACTGGTAATGGTAATGTGGCAATTGGTGAAGGCACTTTGTATGCAGTGACCACAGGGGGAAGTAACACTGCCGTAGGTAGTTTTGATGGCAGTCGCAATTCGGCAGGTCGTTTCCTGACCACTGGCAGTTACAACACGTTTTTGGGGAATCAGTCTGGTGGCTCAATGACCACTGGCTCTAAGAACACCATCATTGGATCATACAGCGGCAACAGTGGTGGCCTAGACATTCGCACAGCAAACAACTACATCGTGCTGTCTGATGGGGATGGGAGTGTAGCTGGATATTGGGATTCTGGTAATGCGTATATGCCTCGCATGGGTTCTGGTGCTGGCTCAAATGCGCTGAAATACAACACTACAACCAAAGAAATTACTTATGACACATCGTCTGCAAGATACAAAGAAAACATTAGGGATAGTGTTTATGGTCTTGCTTCAGTTATGTCTTTGCGTTCGGCTATGTTTGAGTACAAAAAAGAACAGCGTACAGATGTTGGATTGATTGCAGAAGAAGTTGATTTGGTTATTCCTGAGTTGGTTGGCAAAAACTCAGAAGGTCAACCAGATTCAGTGTCTTATGACCGCATGGTATCTGTTCTCGTTAAAGCCATACAAGAGCAACAAGCCCTAATCGTTTCACTTAAGGCACGCTTGGATGCCGCTAATCTTTAAACTGAAAGGTAAATCATGACCACTTTTACAACCACTATTGACTCGATGTACACCCTTGACACTCCCGATCCCGGGTTTGTTGTCAACGTCCTTTGGACTGTGACCGGTGTTGACGGCTCTAACACTGCCAGCATTGGTGGCAATAGCCAGTTCACCGTGCAAGAGGGTACATTCACCCCCTACAGCCAACTCACACAAACGCAAGTCATTGGCTGGATTCCTGCCGAGCAGATCGCAAGCGCACAAGCCTGCGTTCAGGGACAAATTGACAGCATGATTACACCGCCTGTCAGCCCACAGAACACACCGCTTCCTTGGGGCGCGTAAGTTAACGGGAAGCTGCCACCCGACCTTGGCAGCACATTAAAGGAAACATCATGGGAAAAAATGAAAAGACCCCTGTGACAATCGATGGCGTTGAGCACCAGTTTGAAGACCTGACACCCCAGCAGCAAGCGCTACTGAATCATGTCGCAGATTTGGATCGCAAATTGGACTCAGCACGATTCAATGTAGATCAGCTCCAAGTAGGCCGCAACGCCTTCTTTGAGTTACTGAAGCAAGCGTTAGCCGCCAAGCCTGAAGAGGCCGTGTCTGACGTAGAGCCAAAGTAACCTTGGAGGGATAGGTTATGACTGATGCGCTGGTTCTTTGTACCGCTTGTATTGCTTGTATTTTGGGCGAGTGCCAAGACCCCGTGCATCATTTCAGACTTCTATGGGCTGAGCTGGATTCATGAACCGACCCTGCGGCACATCGAGTTATCTCGGTGGCTGACAACAAACGGGGACTCGTGTAATTCAGATCAGCTTGTAGTGATTTGGAACAACCTTGCCATGTGGGCAGGAGTTGCGGATAGCGCGGAGTTGAGGGCAAAAATTCTTTACTACTATGCGAGAGCAGTAGAAAGGGAAAAGAAGTGATTACCTTCGACAAATGGTACGGGCTAGTTAGGCCGACTCATACCGCTACCCAACTGGCGTTTGACAAGGCTGTTGAGAAAGTGCAAGAGGAGTACAGGTACGCTGTAGAAGCCAACAAGTTGGAATGGAAAACGCTTGAAGCTGAGCTTGAAATGTACGACAAGAAGGCTAGGCAGCACACGATTGAACTTGGCTCTTTTGAGAACCGTAGGCGTTTTGAGATTTTTGTATGACCAAAAAACCTGTTCCAGACACGAAAGAGAAGCTGACGTTATATGTCACTCTAATGGTCAGCACAACATTGTGCATTTCTGTGTTAGCTATGGTTGCCGCTTTTATGCTTGGACTGTGGGCCAAGGAAGTAGACAACGCTGAGATATTCAAGATGATTAGCCCAGCCTTTAGCACCCTGATTGGCGGCATGATCGGATTTTTGTCAGGCATCAAGCTGATGCAGAACGAAGACAGTAAAAAGGACGCAAAATGATTGGACTAGACGCGCTGTTAAATGTTGGCGGCAAGCTAATTGACAAGCTGATCCCAGACCCAGAGGCCAAAGCCAAGGCGCAGTTGGAACTGCAAAAGATGGCGCAGGATGGTGAGCTGGCTAAGATGGCCAACGAGACTAAGCTGTACGAGACTGAGCAGAACAACCTGACCCAGCGTGTACAAGCTGACATGGCCAGCGACTCTTGGCTATCTAAGAACATCCGTCCCATGACGCTGATCTTCCTGTTGATGGCGTACTCTGGATTTGCCATCGCATCAATCTTTGAATACGAAACCCGTGGCGCTTATGTTGAGCTGCTTGGACAGTGGGGGATGCTCGTAATGTCCTTCTATTTTGGTGGCCGCACCATGGAAAAAATTGCAGATAGGGTGAAGAAATGAATTTGACTGACCACTTTACGCTTGAAGAGCTGACCCACACAGACCACAGACAGTACGACAATACGCCAAATGAAGCAGAACTGGAAAACCTCAAACGACTCGCAGCCTTCCTTGAAGAAGTCAAATCTGCATTGGGAGGAAAGCCAGTCATGGTTAACTCGGCTTTTAGAAGTAAGCAAGTTAATGATGCAGTGGGTAGCCGTGACAGCTCTCAGCATCGGATTGGCTGTGCTGTGGACATCAGGGTTCCTGGATTGACCCCCGATCAAGTTGTTAAAACAGTCATTGAATCTGGTTTGCCATACGATCAGATCATCCGCGAGTTTGATCGCTGGACGCATATCAGTATCCCAAACACACCAGAAACCAAGCCAAGAAAACAGGCGTTGATTATCGACAAAACGGGCACTAGGGCTTATGCTTGATGCACCCTCAAATTGATGGGAAAATAAGCCATGTTAAAGAAACTTCAGCAGAAGGCGGGCGTTAACCGCGAAAACACTCGGTATACCAACGAGAACGGCTATTACGTTTCCGATAAGATAAGGTTTCGTCAAGGCACACCTGAGAAGATCGGTGGCTGGCAACGCATTTCTGCAACAACATTCCAAGGTGTTTGCCGTTCTTTGTGGAACTGGGTGACTCTTGGTGGCCAGAACTTACTGAGCGTAGGTACTAACTTAAAGTATTACATTGAGTCTGGTGGTGCGTATAACGACATTACTCCGTTGCGCGCGACTCTTACTTTGGGGTCTAACCCATTCTCAACGACATCAGGCTCTACCACTGTTACTGTGACTGATGCGGCTGGTGGATATATCAATGGTGACTTTGTAACCTTTAGCGGTGCTACAGCTGTTGGAGGCTTAGACCTTAACGGCGAGTATCAGATCACAACGATTGGTACAAGCACAACGACTTACACAATCACAGCGGCCTCTGCGGCTTCTTCTACTGCCACAGGCGGTGGTGCATCTGTTTCAGCTGCTTACCAGATTAATGTTGGTACATCGTTCGCCATTCCTTTGGTTGGATGGGGAGCTGGTGCCTGGGGTGCTGGTACATGGGGTATTGGTGCCGCATCAACTAACCAGATGCGTATCTGGAGCCAAGCCAACTTTGGTGAGGACTTGATCTTTGGTCCTAATGGCGGCCAGATCTATATCTGGAAAGCCAATACATCACTGACAACACGGGGTGTGTTGATCTCTAGTTTGGTCGGGGCTAACTCTGTTCCTACGATTCAGAACTTTATTCTGATCTCGGACTCATCTCGGTTTACGTTTGCGTTTGGCTGTAATGACTACGGCTCAGCAGACCAAAACCCAACGCTGATTCGCTGGTCTGATCAAGAGGATTACCTTGAGTGGTTTCCATCTGCAACCAATCAGGCCGGTAGCTTACAGCTGTCGCACGGATCTAAGATTGTTACAGCCTTACAGTCTCGTCAGGAGATCTTGGTTTGGACGGATTCTTCTCTGTATTCCATGCAGTACCAAGGACCTCCAGCTGTTTGGGGTGCTCAGTTATTGGCAGACAACATCTCTATTGCTGGTCCAAATGCGGCGGCTATTGCGTCTGGTGTGACTTACTGGATGGGTATTGATAAGTTCTACAAATACGATGGACGCACCCAGACATTGCGTTGTGATTTGCGTCAGTACATCTTCCAAGACATTAACTTGGAACAGGCTGCACAGATCTTTGCGTCTACGAATGAAGGCTTTAACGAAGTTTGGTTCTTCTACTGCTCGGCTAACTCATTTACCATTGATAAATACGTTACCTATAACTACGCAGAAGATGTGTGGGCATATGGAACGATGGCCCGTACAGCGTGGCTTGACTCTGCTTTGCGTGAACATCCCATGGCGGCCACTTACAGCTACAACATCGTTTTCCATGAGCAAGGCAACGATGACAATGAGACAGGAACAACTCTGCCAATTAACGCAGTGATTGAGACTACTGAGTTTGACATTGATGATGGTGATCACTTTGGTTTTGTCTGGCGTATCGTGCCTGACATTACCTTCCGTGGATCTGACACGGCTTCCCCCCAGGTCACGATGACGTTAATCCCAATGCAGAACTCAGGCTCTGGCTACAACAGTCCAATATCTTTGGGTGGTAATTCGGACGCTACGATTGTCAGAACGGCAACAGTACCTATTGAGCAGTTTACGGGTCAGGTATACGTCAGGGTTCGTGGCCGTCAGATGATCTTGAAGATTGAGTCTAACCAGCTGGGTTGCGCATGGCAGTTGGGTTCACCCCGTATTGATATTCGCCAAGATGGCCGTAGAGGTAACTCATGAGCTTGATTGTCACGACAGAGTACGATCTCCAGAGGGTTCAACCCCCTGCTCTGCCGTTTGCTACGCCAGCTTACAGCGAGCAGTATCAGAACCAGCTGAATAACGTTTTGCGTCTGTACTTCAATCGTCTTCAGAGCATACTTGACCAGCTTCAAACAGGTTCGGGCGCTATTGATGGCGCTGGTGTGCGTTTCCCTTATGGGGCGTTTTCCAGCGATCAAGATCAGACAACGACAGCAAACACTGAGACGTTGATGACGCTGAACACCACAGACTTCTCTAATGATGTTGGCCTTGAAATTGGCTCTAAGATCAAAGTTACTGTGCCGGGCATATACAACTTGCAGTTCAGTACGCAGTTTCAAAATACCGACAACCAAATCCAAGACATGAGCATTTGGCTCAAGCAAAACGGCGTAAATATTCCGGGCTCGACAGGCTTTATATCTATCCCCGCCCATAAGAGTGCGTCTGCGGGGGAAGAAGCCCATGAGATTATTGGTTGGAACTACTTTTTGAGTATGGCCGCTGATGATTATGTTCAGATTTACTGGTCAACCACAAATGCTTCTGTGACTATTCAGCACTACCCAACGTCTACAGGCCCAGTTCGCCCATCAACTCAGTCTGTTGTGGCTACACTATCATTTGTCTCGGCTTTGCCGTAAGGTGTAAATATGGCTATACGCAACAACTACATGAGTATCTACGAAGATACTGGCGATTTCGGCGAAGATATGTTGAATGGTTATGGCAGACCATATGGGATTGCGTCTTTGCCAATTCAGCAACCAGCACAAGTAGACCAGCCAATAGCTCAGCCAATAGTACAACCGACAGCACAGCCAGTTGCTCAACCAATAGCGAATGAAACTGATTACTATGCTCAGCAGTTTGCGCCAGATGTCTTTGCACAACCAGTAGCACAACCGCAACCGATAGTACAGCCAGCCATTCAGCCAGTTGCTCAGCCAACTCCGCAACCAACTCCTCAACCAATTGGCGTGGGTTTGCCAGCGCTTCAGCCAGAGGCCGCTCCGATTGGTGCAGCTCTACAGCCACTAGCCCAGACTGCAACACAAGACGCACAGCAGAATACTGGCGTGTTTGGTTTGCCTTCTCTGGCTCAGGCTCAGCAAGTTCAGCAACCGCAACAAGTCCAGCCAGTTCAACCAACAGGACCAGCGCCTGAAGTTGTTAACTCCCTGTCTCAGCAGATCCTTGGTCAGGGATTAACAAGCAAGTGGTCTGGTGAAGGTTATGGCTCAGCTGAAAAGAATGCTGAAGACATGGCCAAGATTCTGGCCGGCATCGGTATTACTGACATCAAGCAGTTCGGTAAGATTCCTGATTACCAAAAGGCCGAAGTGCAATATGGTGTGAATGGTCAAGTTGCTCGTCAAGATGAAGACGGCAATTACTACATCATGGCTCCGGGCGGTACAGATTCCGAAGGCAACCAAGTTAACTACAGACAAGATGTTTCTAAATCAGCGCTTACACCTATCTATGGTGTTAACAAGCAGATTGATGGAGAAGGTAATACAGCCTTTGAAGCTGTAGACCCATCTAAAGTTATTACCAAAGATGGCCAAACATTCGTTCAGGTTGGTGAAACCTTTGGTAATAAGCTAACAGGCCAAGCTGTTCCCAATACATACAGCGAGCGTCAGACTGGTAACTTCTTTGGCGGTACGTTTGCTGGTAAAGGCAACACTGGATATGGCGTTCAGTTTGATGCACAGGGCAATCCAATCTTCTACACGCAAGGTGCATCTTCTAATGACCTAGCCAACATCATGAAAGATCTTGGCCCTATCGGTCAGATTGCTCTTGCGGCGGCTACTGGTGGTATGTCTTTGCCAGCCCAACTAGCGACTAATGCTGGTATCCAGTTATTAGCTGGCGGCAACCTTGGTGATATTGCCAAGGGTACAGCTCTGTCTTACCTTGGTGGACAGGCCGGCAATCTGATCTCTGGATCTAGCGGGATTACAGATTTGTTAGGAAAGACTGGATCTGATATTGCATCCAAAGCAGCTCAGCAGTTTGTAGGTAGTGGCGGTAAAGCTGACATTGGCCAAGCGTTATTGGGCGGTGCGCTTAACACTGGTATTAACAGCGCGATTGGTGAGATACCCGGTCTGGACGCTTTGTCTGCTACAGACAAGAACCTCACATCAAACCTGATAGCCGCTGTTGCTACTGGTACTCCGATTGACCAAGCCATCCAGAATGCTCTTGTAGGTAAGGCGTCCTCTGAGGCTAGGAGTGCTGTTGCTGAAGCAAGGAATGCGGCGCCAGCACCTCAGACTTATGAAGAGATGATGGCCGGCATCATGCCTAAGACGGCTGATCAGCCAACAACAAGCCCAAGTAACGATGAGATCTTGAACCAGATTGGTTATGAGCCAAGCTTGATAAACAATGCCGGCGTAGATACACTAGTAACTAAACTTGCGGCTGACCCCGCTATTGGAAAGGGAAGAACCATGGATGATTTTGACGCTGGGCCAGGCGCTTTCGATTTATCTGGCATAGACTTATCAAACTTACTTGCAGCAAATACTCCTATTGATTTTAGCCAAATTCCTGGCGACTTTGGGGACGCTACGCAAGGTAGTAGCAGTCTAGCCGATGAGCTTGCCAAATCACTTATTGATACTGGTAACGCTTCATCCATTTTCTCTGGTGATGGCCGCATTGACTTATCTGCATTTGCATCTAATGTTGGCGATGAAGATCA